TCTCGCCGTTCAGCACCCATTCGCATCAGGCGAGACACAAGCGCCGTCGCCTGAGACTTCGACACGTCCGGGGCTACATCACGCAACCACCGCTCCGCGTCGGAAGGTTTAAGAATTTCATCAATTGCAGCGGCCTTCACGCGCGTCACGCGCGCGGACTTGGCAGCGGGAAAAGTCACAAGTGACACTTCCCAAAGATCAACCGCCCGCACCGTGCGGATGTCGGTCTTGGGGTCGTATTCATCATCTTTGGTGACAAAGCCGATGGACAGGCCGGAAATGGCGCCAGCCTTCACAAGCGCGAAAGCCTCCCGCGCTTGCGCCACGTCCATCGCCAAGCGGCCCTTCACGCGAAGGCCGCGCTGATCCTCGTCCATGCTTTCCCAAACACCAATCGGCATATCCTGCCGGTGTTGCCAAAGCATGGCCGGCATAGTGCCCGCCGCGCGATGCTCGGCAAGGCTGGCCGCAAAAGCGCCCGGCACAACGACATCGCCATAAGCGTCTTCTTGCCCAAAGACAGAACCAAAGCCTTCGATAACGCCCTCTTCACCTGCCGCGCGAAGGGCAAGCGCAAAGTCGCGCGTTTCCCGCCGCGCGCCCTGTTCGCGGTTGTCAATCATTCCATTTTCCTTCGCTTAAACCGCCGGTGCTTCCGGCTCGGGCGCAGCGGGAGCGCCATTCATGTTCGCAGGCGTCAAAGGTTCGTCCAAGCCGGGCAGCGGGTCCTTGCCTTCCTCATCGCGCAATTCATTTCGGGTATAAATGCCAAGTTCCGCCATGGCGCGCGCCCATACCGCGCGATCCGCCATGCTGCCCGCCGTCAGATAGCGCGTGTCAAACTCGCACCACAAAGGCCCGGAGCCATCCAGCAGAAATTCATCCAGGCGCTGCAACCAAAGCTGGTGCCATGGCGCCAGCGTGTGTTTGAGATGCGCCGCAAAGAACGCCTCAGAGCTGGCAAAGGTCGCGCTCTTGTCTGAATGCCCGACCATGATCGGAAACACGCCAAAGGCGCGGCAGATTTCCTCAATCTGCAAGCGCCGCGTCTCGACATGCTGCGCGTCTACGCCAGTCATCGCCATCGGCATGTATTTCATGGCGTTATCAAGAATAGCCGTGCCGCTGCGCTTGTCCGCCGTAAAACGCTGCCAGGATGCGCGAAGGCGCTCCATAGCGGCAGTGTCTAGCTTCGCCTCAGTCGTCAGGATACCAGCCGGACGCCCGCCGTTTTCGTGCAGCTTGGCCTGCGATTGTTCAGCCGCCATGGACAGGCCAATGGCCGAAGCCGCAAGCCGCACCGCATTCAGGCCGCGCCAGAAATCCCACTGCCAATTCGGCAGGTGAAACACATCATCCGGCCCAAGCTCGCCAATAAAGCCAAATTCATCATGAATGCGATACCGCACCTGATAGCGCGCCGTGCGGTCTATCTGATAATTGCCAGGCCGCACCGGGATCAGTTCTCGCACGCGATTGCCGGACATGACTTTCACTGCCAAGGCATCGCCGGTAAGCGCCGCGTGAAGCGTCATCGTGCGGCGAAACTCAAAGCTTGTCTGCCACTCATTGGGCCGGCGCGAAAGCATCCGAAACTCGGGGATATTGCGCGCAAGCTGGCGCCGCCGGTCAGCATCTTCTCGAAACACATACAGGGCAGGCGTCGCGCATCCGTCCGCAATGACCTTCACACACGCTAGCACCGTCGCCACCTGCAAGGCAGTCTGTGGCGTCACTGCAAGCCCGGCAACCGTCGCGCCATAGGCTTCATCTATGCGCGCCATCACCTCTTCGAAGGGGCGCGGCGCAGATCGAAAGGAAAGCGCACCTCGAAGGCGCGTGATCAAGTTCATTTCACAGGACCACCATCTCCGAGGTTTCAAGATAGGAATGCGCTTCAGCCTGCGCCGTAGCGGCCCCTACTGCCATCGCCAGCGCGACAAGCGCATCAATGCGGTTAACAGCCTTCCGCTTGGAAAACCAGAAATTGCCAAACGGATCATTTTCCGTTGTGGCGCTCATCATAGCGGAAATCAGCACCGGCGACCGCCGCAGCCTGATCCGCTTTTCAAGAATAAGTTGCTCCAGGATCAGCTTGGAGCCGGGCATCCATAGCCCTTGCGCGCCCTTTTTCTTGCCGCCTTGGGGATGCTCCACAATGGGAAGCGTCACGCCAAGGCTATCAAGCTCCGGCTCAAAGTGCCGCTTGAAGCCGTAGCTGTCATACGCAACCGCCGCGATTTCATAGAGCCCGACCAATTCAGCCAACCGCGCCGCAACAAAATCAAAGCGCACCATCCGGCCAGGCGCGGCATTCAGAAAGCCGTCCTTAACCCAAAGGTCATAGGGCACGTTATCCCGCAACGCGCGCTCGGCCAGCGTATCGCCAGGCGTCCAAGCTTCTACCCAAGCGTCAAAAGTCGGCAAGCGCGCCGTGGTGCCATCCTCGCCCGGCATGTCCACAAAGCCGGTCGGCACAACAAAGGCCAGCGCGGTCAAGTCTTGCGTGGCGGAAAGGTCCAGACCGCAGAAAACCCGCTCGCCGGTATGTTCGGTTTCCGGCTCAAACTCACTCAGGACCGCTTCAAGCGCCGGGCGCGACATCCAGGCGGTATCGCTTTCCGTCCACTGGCAAAAATGCAACCGCAAGATGTTGTTCAGCTTGCCGGGTATCGCTTTCGCCTGCCGCACCACCCCGGCGAGGTAGTCCGGTTGCACCGTCACGCCGAGAAGCGGGTTCGCCTTTACCCAACAACTTGGGTCTTCTAGCGGGTCATCGCCCGGATCCAGGCCGCAAACGAAGGAGAATGCTTCATCGTCCAGCACTTCCCCGACAAAAGTACAGGCCTCGTCCGGCTCCCGCGTCCCGGCTGCCACCCGCACCGCGTGTTGATGCTCTTGCCAGCAAACCGACTGCCGGTCACTGCCGGAATTGGTCGCCATAATCAAAAGCGGTTGCCGGCGCCACTTGAACCCGCGCTCCAGCATCTCGATCATCGTGCCGTTGCGATGCTCATGCACCTCATCGCACAAAGCGCAAGATGGGCGAGGGCCAGACTGCCCGTCATCGCTGCTTATCGGGCGAAAGAAACTGCCCGTCTTCAAGTCCGCCAAATTCCAAACTGGGTTGCCGCCGCTTGGCGTCAGCCTGCCCGATAGCGCGGGCGATTGCTGAAACATCGCCACCGCGTCCCGAAAAAGAACCATAGCCTGGTCCTTTTTCGACGCTGCCGCATAAACCTCGGCCCGGTCCTCGCCGTCCGCCGTCAGGCAATACATCCCGACGCCGGCCATAAGCGGCGACTTGCCGTTGCCCTTGGCAATCTCAATATAGGCCCGCCTGAAGCGCCTTGTGCCATCCTTCCGGCGCCAGCCGAACAGGCTTCCCACAATGAATTTCTGCGATGCGTGAAGCTCAAACGGGCGGCCTTCAAACTGCCCACCGTTCAGCCTCAGCACCACCTCAAAGAACGCTATGGCGCGGTTCGCCGCGTCAACATCCCAAGTCAGGCCGCGCGCATTGGCGGTCCTTATGTCCGCCAGGTGCCGCTGGCAGGCGTTCCGCACATGCGGCCCGGCGATTATGCGGCATGATGTAACGTCCTTCGCCCAATCGGTCGCCGGGTCAAGCGAAGAACCGGGCGGCGGGGTCTTCTTTTTCGGCGCCTTCGCCGTCATGCGCTTTCACCTTGCTACGCGCCGCTGGCGTCTGGCCAAATTCCACAAGCCAAGCCTTCAAGCGGCGGTCTGCATCCATCAGCGCCGAATAAGCCGGGCGCATCCGCTCCATCTCGCCGCCTGCCTTGGTTTCCACCACCTGGAAACGGCCATTGACGGCAATGTCTTGGCGCAGCGCCACAATCTCTGCATAAGTCTCGGCGACCTGCTCCAGCGCCGCCGCGTCCGCCTCAGTCAACACGCCAAAACGATCCAGGATCGCAGCAAACCGGCCCCAGGCCACGCGCGCATCCGGCGAAAGATGCTCAGGCGGTGACGGAATGACGCGGGCAGGCTTCGGTTCGGCATCGTTCAGCCGCCGCTTTCCGGGATTGCCGGTAATCAGCTTCAAATGCGACGGTTTTGGCCTTCTACCGGCCATAACTTTTACCTTTCATTTCGCGGCGATGTGCGGGAAGGCCCCCATATTCGGTGTCCGCCCCCAAGCCAAAGATTTCGCCCCCCCCTACCCCTAGCCGCGCCCGAAGCGTGGCCGCTGGGCAGGCTTGGCAGGCTGGGCCGGTATCGGCCAGCCATCCGCGTCGCAACCCGCCACACGGCCCTCATAGAGGCGCGGGCGCATGTTGTGGTGGCGATGGCAAAGGCTACGCAAGTTGGGCAAAGCATCGGCCCCGCCGGCGTCGCGCTGTTTGATATGGTCCACCACTGAGGCGCGGGCGCCGCAGCCTGGTATGACGCATTGAAAGCCATCGCGGCGCAGGGTGGCAAGGCGCAGCGCCTTCCATTCGGCTGTCTGATAGTATGGGTGCGGCATGTGGTTCCGGTCACGACCATCACGGAAAAAGACTGAACCCTCGGCCCGTGTTGACGCTTTCGCGCTGATCGAGGTGATACGCCTGCCGGATCAAGCGCAGGAGACAGCCTCGGGCATAAAAAAGCCTAGCTGCCTTCCGGCGCTAGGCGCAACTGTAATCAATAAACTGCGCTTACAAGCCCTGAGAGGGCTTGTCAAGCCTTTTTTGGCTAGTTTTTCACATGCCCCAAAACTCGGCCAAGCGCCGCAATCCTGCCCGGACAGCGCCCGGATGTTCAGGCGTCAGGTTCCAGCATATCGCCAGCTTGACGGAAGATCGGTGCAGATCAAGCACCTGATCCGCCTCGCGCAACTGCG